GCTGAAAAAATTATAAGACAGCATAAAGCTATTCCTGCATTTTTAGGTTACAAGGGATTTCCTTTTACAATGTGTGCTTCTATAAATGAAGAAGTTATACATGGATTACCTTCTGATAGAGAATTAATTGAAGGTGATATACTAAGCGTTGATGTAGGCGCAATTTGGGAAGGCTGGTATTCTGATACGGCAATAACTATTCCTATAGGTAAAGTGTCTCAGAGTGCGCTGAAGCTTGTATCTATAACGGAGAAGGCATTGTATAGTGCCATAGAGAGATCTACCTGTAATAAGCGTCTGGGGGATTTGTCGAGTATAATACAGACATGTGTAGAGGACAATGGATTTAATGTGATAAGAAATTATGGAGGACATGGAATAGGACGTGAATTACATGAAAACCCACAAATCTTAAATTATGGTAAAGCTAAGGAAGGGTTAATGCTAAAAATTGGAATGATAATAGCAATAGAACCAATGGTAACTGAAAAGAGTTCAAAAAACATAAGAAAAGGGAAATGGACTGTAGTAACAAAAGACAATGGTTTATCTGCACATTTCGAACATACAATAGCTATTACAGAGGATGGGCCGGAAATACTTACAAAAAGGGGTTAAGGAATGAATTTTGATGGACAGAAAAAAACAGAGCATTTTCAAATACCTTTAATATTTTTGAGAGATAAAGAATTTCTAAAATGGTTAGGTAGTTCAGAAGGAAAAATTTATTTATATTTATATTCATATATAGTGAGATCGAGTAAAGTTACAACTAGAATAGGTAAATTAATATATTATAGATATTATAAGAAAAAAATACTTGCCTCCAGTTATAATCAGAAAACTATAGCTAAAATGATAGGTCTAAATGAAAGATAAATTAAATAGACGATCGATAAACATATATGAATTTGGTGATCACACAGGTGAACCATATAAATATGAGTCACTTCATGTTTTTAATTATTTCATACAATTAAAGGCTGAAAAAACAATATCTAATCTCCTGGTGGAAGATCGGCCGATTGCTTCACAGGTCATTGGCCAATTGCCTGGGGAGCAATTGGCATATAATAGAATATATAAGATCTAGAATATATAAGAAGATTTCTTTTATAAATAAAAGAAATCCTAATTAGAATGATTTTTCTTATCTTATAAAAACAAACATTGGGCCTTCGCAGTGAAAAATTAACACTTAATGATAAATTGGAAAAAAAATGGAAACAACAGATATAGATCTTCATATAGCAGAACAGAAATTAAGACTGACTAATACCAGCGGATTTAGTTCATCATTCTCTACCATCTGGAAAGGTAGTTTTATATATATTCTTTGGAATAATGTTGCTGGGGAAGTTGTTCAGATTTGGCCTAATGATGTGGTAGCAGTTAATGATTTAGGTACATTAACTTTCATTATAAATAATTTTTATAAGGTTTTTTATAGTAATCCAATGGTTATTACTTGACAAATATATAAATGATGATTATATTCAGTATAATAAAGTAACCTCTATATTAGATAGAGAATGACCATGATAAAAACAATTTAAAGAATTAAGGAGACGATTTATGACAAGGATACCATATGTGATTGAAGGTGAAAGCGGAAATGAACGAGTCTATGATTTATACAGTAGAATTTTAAAAGATAGGATTATATTTTTGAATGGTATAATAGATGATCAAGTAGGAAATTCTATTGTGGCTCAATTATTATTTTTAGAATCACAGGATTCAGAAGCGGATATTTTTATGTATATTAGTTCTAATGGTGGTGTAGTAGATGCTGGTTTGGCCGTTTATGATACTATGCAATATATTAAACCAGATATTAATACCATTTGTGTAGGACAGGCTTACAGTATGGGTGCTGTTTTATTAGCTGCCGGTACGCGGGGTAAAAGAAGTGCGTTGCCTCATTCAAGAGTTATGATTCATCAACCTCTTGGTGGTTTTCAAGGACAAGCATCTGATATTGAAATCCAAGCTAATGAGATATTAGGGTTAAGGGACACATTATATGATATTTTATCTAAACATACCAATAAAAACAAGAAAAGTATATTAAAAGATGCAGACAGAGATTATTTTATGAAAGCTGATGAGGCTTTACAGTATGGAATTATAGATCGGATTTTAACAAAAAGGTAATTGTTTGTGAAATATAAAAAAGAACATATAAAAGCAGATGGTAGAAGATTAACCGGCAGCGGACCAAGAGATTTACAAAGGCGACAACAACAAATAGGAGTTGTTGTCGATAATAGTGATGTTATAAAAGAATTAAAGAACGAAATAAATAAATTAACATTAGAATTAAGAGATAGACCTGTGATTGGTGGTTTTTCTGGTGAGCAAATGGATAGTGAAATTAGGGTTGCAGTAACAGAAGCTGTTGGTAAATTAAAGAAGGAATTAAAAGAAAAAAACGATAAATTAGAAAAAATTAAAGATAAGCATGTTAAAGAGATAAAAGATTTAATGAGAGAATATAGTGAAAAAATAGAAAAATTAACAGCATCTTTTATAAAAAGCGGAACACAAAAACAAGATTTTGAAGATGATCAACAAGAAGAGGGTAGACCTAAGATACAAACTAAATTTATTGATCCTTTAGAGGAAGATGCTGGTAAAACGTTAGAACCATTTTTAGATATAAAAGAAGATGTTTCTACAAATAAGGATGATAATATATTTAATAAGATTGATAAGTTAAAGGGAATGTTAGGAAAAATCCCACCTAAATAATAGGAGGAAAGATATAATGGCAAATGGAAGAGGTTTAGATATAGGAACTAATATGATTGTGGCCGCCGAAATGGATGAAGAAGGTAAAGCTCATTTTAAAATGCAGCGGGATGCTTTTTATAAAATTACTCCTAAATCAGAAGTTAATAGAAATAGCATAAGAACAGCATTAGAAAAAAGAGGTGCTAATTTTATAATTAGCGGTGTTGATTTTGTAGTTGTAGGGCAAGAAGCTTTAGAGATTGCTATCGAACGAAATGATGTTGTAAAAAGACCTCTTAGAAGAGGAATTTTATCACCAAAAGAAAAAGATTCGTTGCCTATGTTAAAATTAATAATTAAGAATTTGGTAGGAGAGGGTGATGGTAATACTATTATATTTTCCGTACCAGCAAAACCAATCGATACCAGTTTTGATATAGTTTATCATACAGAAATGATGAAAAGATACTTTAAAGAAATGGGATACAATGCTATGCCAATAAATGAGGCTTTTGCTATTGGTTTAAGTGAACTTTTAGATACAGACCATTTAACTGGTGTGTGTTTATCTTATGGTGCTGGTATGACTAATGCAGCTGTCCTTCACGAGGGTGATCCGCTTATTGAGTTTTCAATGACACGTGGTGGTGATTTTATAGATAAGGCGGTTGGAGACGCTTTAGATGAATCACCAAGTCTTATTCAGTTAGAAAAAGAATCAGGTGTGGATTTAATTAACCCAAATAATAAAATTATGGAAGCAGTGTCAGTTTACTATTCATCTATAATAAATTATACACTTGAAAATATAATTTATGAATTAAATAGTAAGAAAAATGAATTACCTAAATTTAGATCCCCAGTTCCTATAGTTGTATCTGGTGGATTGTCACTTGCAAAAGGGTTTGTAACTAAGGTTGAAAAAAGTTTAGGTAATTTGAATTTTCCTATAGAAGTTAGTGATGTTAGAAGAGCCGGCAACCCAATGACAGCTGTGGCTAATGGTGCACTTTTAGCAGCACAATTGTAATAAGAATTAATTATCATTATAGAAAGGGGAAAATAAATGTTAGATATAATTCTTTGGCCAGTGAAAGCCTGGTATACCATACTTTTGGTTATTCTTATAGCAGATAAAATAGTTGCTATAACACCGGTTCCTTGGGACGATTTGATTGTTACATCAGCGAAAAAAATAACAAAATTAATAATGAGCGCAATAGATAACACAATAGCCTACTTAGTTATTAAACCTATAAAATGGTTTTTGAATCTAAAAAAAACCGGCAAGTAAAGAAAAGATTATTGATGATAAGAAATAAACAAACGTTTTATAATGATAATTAAAATAATAAATATTTTTTAAAGGAGATTTAGAATTATGGGTGAGAGATTTTTAGGAGAAGTTAAATGGTTTAGTAACGAAAGAGGTTTTGGTTTTTTGATCACAGATGAGAATGAAGAAGAATACTTTGTACATTTTTCCAGTATTGAAATGGATGGATTTAAAACATTAAAAGCTGGACAGAAAGTGTCTTTTATTCTCGTAGAAGAGGAAAAAGGTTTACAAGCCAAAGAAGTTAGAATTGAAGGATAAATAACAAATGTAACTGCCTGTTCTATCTAACAGACTTTAAAATAAACCGAGGCTTTAGTCTGTAGTCTGAAAAAGGAGGAGTAATAATGGTGTATAAAGATAATTTTATAGTAGTAATAAAAAACAAGGGTAAAATAATGAGAGAATTGGATGGTAGTGTAAAACTACCATTTGGTTCAGAATACTCTATTTTACTAAAGAACAAAGACTCTAGAACAGCAGTAGCTAATATTGAAATTGATGGGGAGGACGTTATGTCCGGCCATAAATATATAGTTCCTGCTAATTCTACTAGAGAGTTAAAAGGTTTTCTTAAAGGTATGAATGCTAAAAATAAATTTAGATTTATTAAGAAGACCAAGGAGATCTCAGAATTCAGAGGTGATAGATTAGATGATGGTTTGGTTAGGATTGAGTTTTGGTATGAACAAAAACAAGAGCAACCATGGATTACGTATAAAAATGATTGGCCACTTAATATAGATTTAGGTAATTATAAAAACTCTAATAGGGGTTTTACCAACGATACAAGTGGACTTTATTATATGTCAAATACAACTAGTTTTACTGACGGTGATTTAGATGCTGTAGTTAGTTGTTTATACAATAATACATCACCAGCATCTGATGAGGGTATCACTGTAAAAGGTTCAAAGACCAATCAAAAGTTTCAATATGGATGTGTTGGTACTTTAGAAAATAATTCATCAGTAATTATTATTAAATTAGTTGGTGAGACTAAAAAAGTAAATAGAGTTTTTAAAGTCATAAAACCTATTACAGTTAGAACTAAAATACAATGTCCTACATGTGGTAAAAAATGGAGATCTTCAATGAAATTTTGTGGAAATTGTTCCACAGCATTAAATTAAAATAACAGAATAGGCAGTTACATACAAGGAGTTAAAAATGCTTTTGGCAGAATTATTAATGAGAAAAAAATATATAGAATTACAGATAGCTGAGTTAAAAGGTTATTTATTTAATAATAATGATGAAGCAGTCAGTGTAAATGAGGCGTTAAATAAATTATATGATTTAGAGGATAAAGATCAGAAACATAGAATATTAATAAAAAAAGCCAATGATCAGATAGAAGTTACAGTAGCTAATAGTAAAGTGTCTTTAGCTACTGCAATTGAGTTGATGATTAATCTTGATAATAAAATTAATATTCTCAGCGATTTAATAAGTGTGAATAACAAATCATTAGATATTTTTAATTTACTATCACAGAGATCAAAATTAATAGAAGAATATATGTTAGTTTATGGGGTTATTAAAATAAGTGAGTGGAGTAATGAAATTGATTAGAAAGTTATGGGTAAAATTTGCCGATATGGATGTCGAGTGTTTCTGTAATGAGAATAATCGTAAATGTCGAGATAAGGAATGTAGAGAATATGTTGTTAGATTTATCGAGATAAAAAGAGCGGAAGTACCCATTATTAAATCAGACAACTCAGAACAAAGACTAAAACAAGCTATTAGAAAATTAAAAAGATCTGAAACAGAATTGTCAAAAAGTATTAAGAAGTTTAGAATACATTAAGGAGGTGTTATCTTTGGCTGAAGACCCTAAAAATATAAAAGATCCATATGCCCGTAGAGATGTTATTCTTAAACAAAGAAAGCAACAACATCGTGATCACCTACAAGACATTTATAATAAAACACATAAAGCTGTTAAAGATCCTATAGATAAGCGTGAGGAAAAGATAAAATTAACGGTTTAAGGGGAGGAGTAATAAAATGGGATTTTTAATAGGTATTAGTGGTAAAGCAAGAACGGGAAAAGACACGTTTGCACAAATGTTAGCAGAGGAATTACAAAAGGAAACAGGTCAGGCATATATTCTTATGGCATATGCTAATGAACTTAAATTAAAAATTCAACGAGACTTTGATTTATCTTATGAACAACTTTGGGGTGATGAAAAAGAAATTCCCGATAAAAGATATATAAGAATTAAAGCGGAACTCAGCCCGTCTGTGAAAGTTTATGGAGGAAAACCTGAAAAAGATATTTATTGGACCTCACGAGAAATAATGCAAAGTTATGGGCAGTTTTTTAGAGAAATAGATTATCATTTTTGGGTGAAATATTTGTTCAGAGTTATTGAGGAAAAGGAATATAAAAATGTAATAATAACAGACTCAAGACACATTAATGAGGTTGATGCTATAGTTGATAGGGGTGGTTATCATATTAGAGTAGAGCGTGACACTAAAGATTATAGAGTTCATAATACCCAACATATATCTGAGACAGCATTAGATAGCGCACATAGAATAGATTTTAAAGTTTCAAATAATGGTACATTAGATGAGTTAAGAAACAGAGTTAAAGATGTAGTAAGATTTTTAATTAGTAGTGAAAAAATGGTAAATAAATTAAGTAAAAAGGAGATTAAAAATGGCAGCAAAAAATAAAGGGTTATCTATAAGTATAAGTAAAGATGAAGTTATGTATACTTCGATAAATAAATCAAAAGATGGTTATAACTCAGCTCGTGTTGTTGTTAAGCGCGGGGATAAAGAGTACATGAGTATTAGTTATGAGTGGGAGGGTGATGGTGTGCCAGGATTTGCAATGGATCTTATGGGATTCATGCAAGCAAATGAAATTACACCTAACTCTATAGTAGATGAAGAAGCTTATGCAAAGTGTATGGAAGAAGGCGCGAAGTTCAATTTTGAAGATCTTAAAAAAAATAAAAAAGAAGATAAAGAAGATAAAAAGGGAAAAAAGACTAAAAAAGAAAAGAAGACAAAAAAAGAAGATAAAAAATAAGAGATGAGTAGTTACTAAATAGAAAAGGAGAAGGGTAATGTTTAAATTTAATTTCGATAAAGAAGGAAAAGTTTTTAACTTATTAAAATCAGGAAATAAGATAACTTATGAGTTTGCAGTGCTACTAGAAGAGAAAGATGTATTTTTTAATTGGATTAAAATTCTTTCAAGTCCAGAATTTTTAGTTGACGTGGATTTAGCCAGAATCCAAACCAAGAATTTTATTGAGGGTATTGATAGAAAGGATATGGTATTATTTAGAGTCCATACTTCTGGAAAAGAAGAAGATTTAAAACGTTGGCAAGATAATTTAAAGCGTATTAGTAAATTTTTAAATGGTAATTATGAGATTACTTATATAAAAGAAAGGAGTAAATCTGATGCCGATTAGTATAGAGGAATTCAGCGAGCCAAAATGGATTAGGCTTAGAAAAAGATATACTATAGCTGGTATTGAAGATAGTAAGGCAAGATTTATAAATTATGAGGATTATCCTCGTAATTACAGGGGTGGAGATATAAAAAGGCCTGGGTATAACCCAAATCACCAATCTACTCGTATAGAAAGAATAAATTTAAGGAACGATAGTTTAACACTTAAACCGTATTAAGGAAAGGATTTATTTATGGATAGGGAAGATGTTTATAAGATTATCAATAATGAAAGAGACTATCAAGATAAAAAATGGAAGCACAGACCAGAATTACCAGTAGCAGATGAATTATTATTAATGCACAGTTATCTAAACAGGGCTATTAATTCATATATTGGTGTTATGGGAGAAAGATTATCATTAGATCGTATAAGGAAAGTGGTGGCTATAGGTATTAGATGTTTGGAAAACCATGAAGACAGTGATAAGGTGAGAAGATAATGAAAGTTATTAATTTATTTGGCGCCCCAGGTGCTGGGAAATCTACTACTGCCGCTGGTTTATTTTTTAAGATGAAAACTGATACACATATTAAAAGTGTAGAGTTAATTACAGAGTTTGCTAAAGAGTTAGTATATGCTGGTAGATTTAAAGAGTTAAGTTCTAACCAATTATATGTGACTTCTAAACAATATAATAGAATGGAACGTTTAAGAGGTCAAGTTGATTTAATAATAACAGATTCACCAATAATTTTAGGTGCTATATACGCACCTAAAGACTATTATAGTTCTTTTATACCATTACTTAAAGAACTACACTATTCTTTTAATAATTTTAATATTTTTATAAATAGGGTTAAAGAGTATAAAGAGTATGGTAGAAATCATAGTAAAAAAGAATCCGATGAATTATATATAAACATTAAAAATTTTTTAGATAATAATAATATAAAATACCATGAAGTTAATGGCGACGAAACTGCACCTGATGTTATTAAAAACTTATTATTATAGTAAAACGAGATAGAGTATAAAAATTAAATAAAAAAAGGAAATGATTATGATAACGCTTAAGGAAAAGGAAAATACTTTTAAAGAAGAATTGAAGTTAATATTTGATGATAATGTAAGAGAGTTTACAAGGTTATGCGTGCTTGCCGCTCCGGGATATTTTTTCATAGATTGCCCGGCTAGCTCTACGGGGAAATACCATCCAGTTTCAGAGTTAGGCCCTGATGGGACTATATTACACACAAAAAAGGTTTTTACTATAGCTTATGAGTTGTGTAGAGGTCTGGATTGTGAACAACATAGAGATGAAATTTTAGGTGCATGTATTATACATGATTTAAGAAAACAGGGATTAACTAAATCTGGACACACAACAAAGAATCATCCTGATTTAGCCGCTAAATTAGTAGAGGAAGTTCAAAGAGATACCATGCTTTTAAGTGATAAATCGTTTAATTTAATGAAAAATATGGTAGGGTATCATTATGGTTTGTGGTCTTCTGGTAAATGGCGAAAACCTTTAAATAAATTTACACCAGAAGAACTATGTGTTTATATATCTGATTATGTTGCTTCCAAAAGATGTGTGGAGGTAAATTACAGGAGGTAATATGGCTGAGTTTAAAATAGAAGAAGATTTAGGTATTGGAGAACTTTCCCCAGGTTCCACTAAAAGACGTTGGGAACCTGAGGGTGGAATAAATAAACACAATGAAAGGGTTCATAGGGAAAGTAATTATATAGATCATCATAAAAATTTACCTTTTACTTTTTCTAAACCAAAACGTGGCGGACGTAAACAGTATATGAAATGTGCTAAATGTGGTAAAATTATACATGTTTCTATAAATACTGTTGGTATTATTTGTAACAACTGTAAGGCATATGTAAATGTCAAGGAGGTGTAAATTGAGTGGAAAGTAATAATAATGGCCATGAAGATAAACATAGACCAAGAGGACGTCCTTTAGGTTTTAAGTTAAGTGAAGAAAGTAAAAGAGCTATAAGCGAATCAAAAAGAGGACAGAGACACAAACAAGAAACTAAAGATAAAATTTCTAGGTCTTTAATAATATATTTTAGAAAATTAAATCCTTTTTCAGAGGAGATAGAGAATAAGTATTGTAGAGCAGATGATGATGTTACTTGTGGGTGGGTTCAAAGTGTAAGGTATGAGTTAGATAATTTAGATGATGTTTTAACAAGTAAATCTATGTTCAATAAAAATAGAACAGAGATTACTTGTGGTAACGATATAGAGTATTTCAGTCATAATTTGACACCTGAAATACTTGTTTTGTTTAAGGAGTTCTGTGAAATTAATAATTTAAATATGGATGAAATATATGATACAATAGAATAATTTTGGAGGTGAAGCTATTGAGTAAGAAGAAGATGGGAAGACCTAAGAACCCTCCAAAACCACAAGAAATGTTAAAAGAATTAATCCCGTTTGATGATATATTTGAGGAAGACGAAAAAAAAATATATTATTCATTGGTTGATATATATTTAAATGATTTTGATAAAGATGATCTTACTTCCAGTGACGTAGATGATATAATGAGCCTTGCTACTAATAAAGTTTTAGAAATAAGATTATTAAAAAGTAGTAAAGGAAATGCTGATAAACAGTTAGATGTATCAAATGCTATAGAAAAAATAAGAAAACAAACTGAAAAAATAAAAGACAATTTATCAAGTCGTAGAAAAGATAGAATAAATCCACATGAACATAAAGGTTTTTCCATAGTTGACCTCGCGGTAGCTTATGATCAACAGAGAAAGAAGAGGTTCGCTGAACGGGTCAAGGCAAATAAACAGGAAGAAGCTGAAGCATTGGTTGAATATAAAAAGTTTGAAGGAAATAAAAATGATATAGATGTTAAAATAAAAGACGATAATGAGGTTTTATAATGGCTGCTAATAAGAACATGAAGATGGTAATGAGCCAAGGTGCTGAATTAGTAGAATATTATCGTCAGAACCCGTGTGTTGCTGCGTTTGATCTTTGTAGAGCAGATTTAGCTCCTATACAGAGAGTAGTTTTTGAAGATATGTGGTTTAAAAATTATGTTATAGGGGTTATGGGCCGTGGTTGTGGTAAAACCTATCTGCAGGGTTTACTTGCCGTTTTACATTGTTTATTATATCCAGGTTATAGAGTTGGATTAATAGCACCCACCTTCCGCCAATCCAAAATGATGTTTTCTGAAGTAGAAAAATTATATAGCAAATCTGATATAGTCAGGCAGGCGTGTGAAAAAAGGCCTACCAGAGGAACAGATACGTGTTTCCTGAGGTTTAAAGCTATAGGGGGTAGTAGTGGGTCATATATAGAGGCACTTCCGTTAGGTGTTGATGGTGCTAAAATTAGAGGGTCTCGTTTTTATTTAATATGTATAGATGAGTTAGCACAAGTACCTGATAAAATCATTGACCTGGTTATTAGACCGTTTGCATCAGTTTCTTTAGAACCTATGGAAAAAGTTAGAAGGTTGGAACAACAAAGGAAGTTGATAAAGGAAGGTTTAGCTACAGAGGATGATTTTGAAGATGAGACTGTTAATAAAATGGTAATGACCTCATCTGGATTTTTTAAATTTAATCATATGTGGAGACGTATGAAAGACCATTGGGAAATGATGGACAGACTTGGTGATGATGCAATGCATGTTGTTTATCAGGTTCCTTATTGGTTTATGCCTTCAGGATTCCTAGAAAATGATAATATTGAAGAAGCTAAACGTACTATGTCTAGTTATGAGTTTCGAATGGAGTATGAAGCTGCTATGATATCAGACTCAGAGGGTTTTTTCAAAGCATCGTTGTTGGAAGAATGTACTACTGATAGTGGTTTTAATATAGAACTACGTGGTGATCCGGCAGCTAAATATGTTGTGGGTATAGATCCTAATCAAGGTGGTAGTGCAAGTTGTGGTGTGCTAATTATAAAAATAGGTGCTATTAATAAAATAGTTAGTGTGTTGGAATTAAAAAGTAAAACCACTCAAGGATTGACCAAAGCTATACAAAATATATGTAAGACATTTAATGTTGTAAGAATATTCATGGATCAAGGTGGTGGTGGTAAAGCTATAATGGATTTATTAGACGATGGTTATGATGGTTTCGAGCCCATTATAGATAGAACTGATAAAGATAAAGTAAATAGAAAAGGAAATCATATATTGGAGATGATTAATTTCGCCCCATCTTGGATAGCAGATGCTAATTTTGCTACTTTAGCTTTATTAGAAGATAAAAGGTTAAGATTTCCTGAACCACCAATATCTATATCAGATGATAGGTATGGTATTACTTATGATGTTTTTAATGTTTTGAAATCTCAAATATTAAGTATAATAGTAACTCAAACGTCAAGCGGTTTACTGCATTTTGATACACCTAAAAAAGGTCAAAACAAAGATTTATATTCAGCTTTAATATTGGCCGCTTATGGTGTAAGAATGATTGAAAAAGAGATGGAGGATGATGGTGCTCCTGTTTTACACAGTACTGGTGGTATGGTCAGATCACGTACCGGTAGTAATACCTGGAGCCCTTTAGATATGAAAGATAATCCGATTGCAGTAAGAACAACATTTGGTAATCAGTATCTTCAGTCTGCTGTTTTAAAGAAAAAAATTAAATAATTAAAATAATAATGTAACCTCTCTAATTATAGAAGTATCTTTAATTATGGCCAGGGGAACTATAGTAGTTTTTTAATTAAGGGGAGGAATAATATGGATACTAAAAACATTTCGTTTTTTAAAATTTCGTTTTGGGATTTATGGCTTCAAAAAATTTTTAGAAATTTTGCGTCTGTGAAATACCAATGGTTGACATTGTTATATATTCCTATTATATGGGGAATGTTTAATACAATACCAGATGTTAAACCACTTGAAAGGTGGATATCTCCTACATTAGGATTAAGTTTTATAGGTGGTGGTTTTATAACATTAGCTTTAGGAAGAATATATACTAGAACAAGTTTAAAGGAAAGTGATGATGATGTTGATAGTAGGGGATTAGACACGGATAGATAAAATATGAGTGGAGAGTCTAAATATAAATGGGATATATTCGGCATAGCAAAAACAATAGCGTTAATAGTTGTTATGGTATTCATGTTTAATAAGTGGGGCGATTTAATGGGTATGATTAAACCAACAATACCAACCCCACCACAAATAATAAAAATAGAAGATAATGCTTGGAGAGTGTCTTTCGAAGCTAGCAAAATAGAAATAGCAGATTTAAGGAAACGATTAGAAAAACAAAATAGTAAAATATTACAAGTTGTAGAAGAACGTAATGAAAAAATAGATGAAATAGGTATGATTACAGCCAAGTTAGAGCAAACAGTTAGACTTCAACAATCTTCAAGTCATGTTTATTTAAAAGGAAAAATAACAGATCATCATTTTATAAAAATATATAAAAAAGCATCAGACGGTACTGAATTTCCAGTAGCGTGGGCGATGTTTCATCCAAACCAACCAGATCCAAACAAATTATGGAAAACAGGTACCTATCCAATAGAATTAAAAGTAAATGTAATTGAGACCGAAGACAAGACGGGTATATATAATAGATATGTAGAGGTTAATGCTGAAAATAATCAGATGAAAGAAACAAAAGGGAACTCTTATCCTATTAAAATATCAGATGTTAAATGGGTTAAAAACCCTCTTAATACTAAAAGTTTTAGTTTTTTAAACCCAAGGTTAGGTCTGGGTGGTGTTTTTACAGGTGATTATTTTGCACCTTCATTGGATATAAGTATTTCTTCTTATGGTAAAACTGATAGGGATATAGACTACAGATTCTTGGTTCTTGGTATAGGAATAGGTAATGATGATGAAGGTGATAGTGATGTTATTTTTTCTTTTACACCTGCCCAATGGAATTTTGGCACTGTAATTCCAATAGTAAAAAATGCTTTTATAGGGCCAACTTTTGCATGGGGGGAAGAAGGAACTTCGTTTGGATTAAACTTTTCAATTCCATTTTAATAAAACTGTTGAGGTAAGCAAGTGGCCAGACAAATTAAAAATGAAGTTGGTAATAGATATGGTAGGTTGGTTGTACTAGAAGAAGTAGGGCGAGATAAATACAATCAAGTTATCTGGAACTGCAAATGTGATTGTGGAAACTATAAAATTGTTCGTGGTTATAGTTTAAGAAAAGGCAATACTTCTTCTTGTGGCTGTATTAATATAGAAAAATCAAGTAAAATTCATAAAATTGATGAAATTGGTAATAGATATGGTAGACTTATGGTGCTAAAAGAGGCAGGCAATAGTAAAGACGGTCATATTCAATGGCTATGTGGATGTGATTGTGGAAATAAAAAAGTAGTTGTTGGACGGGATTTAAGAAGCACAAGCACTAAATCTTGTGGTTGTTTTCGTAGAGAAACATCAAGTGAGAGTTGTTTAAAAAGATTTGGTGAAAAGGGCCCATTCTTTGGTAAAAAACACTCTATTGCGTCAAGAAATAAGATGTCCAAGAATCATGTTGGTTTGTATGGCGAAAATAATCCAGCTTGGAATCCAAATATAACTGATGCTGAAAGAGTAAATAGACGTCATATTCCAGGATATCACGAATGGCGTTTGGCTATTTATGAAAGAGATAATTACACTTGTCAATGTTGCGGTGACAATAAAGGTGGTAATTTAAATGCACATCATTTGGAGTCATATAGTAAGAACAAGGAGTTAAGAATCAATTTAGATAATGGAATTACGATGTGTAAGTGCTGTCATAACAGTTTTCATTATCAATTTGGATTTCGTGGGAACACCACTGAACAATTTGTGGAGTTTTTGAAGAAAGCCAGACATGAGAAAGGTATTATTAGTGTATATAAATAGACTAAAGATGAATAAAGGAGAATAATTATGGCGACTAGCTATTTGGATGATAAAAGTAAGTATAGAGCCAACCAATGGGCTACTACATGGTCTGGTGAAGCACCTCCAGAGGTAGTAGATAAAATTGGAAGATCAGATTATGTGAAGGCAAAAACTATTGTTGATTTTGCAGTAGAACCAGGTGGTACTGTTTCTGGTACAGAAGGCACAATTTTAATATAATGAAATCAAGAACAATAAAAAGATGTAGTGATTGTGGAAGATTTATTGGGGAAAATAATTTTAATTGGTATAATAAAAGACTGGTTTTAAAATATAAACGGAGAATTGTATGAAAAAAGGTACACTTGATGAAATAACTACTACATTACAAGAAAAATATCCTGAAGTAGGATTAAAAAAGATAGAAGTTCATGAGAATGGAAGTTCATCGTTCTACTTAAATCCTACTAATAAAACATTAGCTTTTCTTGATAAAGGTAGAGCTGCAGTTCCTCATGTTTTCAGAGAGACAGCTGCTACTATTACAAGAGATACTGTTGATAGGACAAGTTTAGATTTAGTTCAGAAAGATCCGTATGAAGATACACCACAAAATTTATTTAAAAGAGCTGATAGATATTATTATACTGATCCTTTAGTGGGTACGGTTATAAATTTATTAACTACCTTATGTACGAAAGGATTTGAAAATGATATAGACGATGCTAATATTAAACAGTTTTATGATGCTTGGGCTTTCGATGTTAATTTACTTGAGATATTAGAATGGATTTTTCTAGATTTTTTTAAGATAGGACATGTTGTTACATATAAAGTTTTAGCTAAATATGAACCAAGAGTATCCTATCTTTCACCCATTCCAGGAAAAAAATTAACTAAATCTACAAAAAAATCTAAAGCTACCGGAGAAATGTTAAAAGAATTAGCCGAACAAGAGGTGGAAGAGGTTTTAAAAGCTCTCAGAGAAGAAGCAAAAAAGCTTGGTAAAACTAGCAAAGAAATAAAAGAACTTGAAGAGGGCGCAAAGAAAAATATATGGTCAAAAGGACACTTACCTGTTGCATACACAGTTTTAAATCCTCAATTAGTCAGTGTTACTGGTAATTTACTATTTGATAAAACATCAATAACCTTAAGACCACCCCCAGAATTAACCACACTATTAAAGAAACCCACTAAAGATCAAACCGAGGAAGAACGTGCTCTTATAAAAGCTTTACCAGGTGATTTGAAAAAAGCTGCTGAAAAAGGCGGAGAGTATGCATTGGATTCTAGGTTAGTGGGTAGTATTACTTATAGAAAACAACCGTATGAAAGATATGCCAAACCTAGAACTACACGTGTGTTTGAAAGCTTAGATTATAAAAAATCTTTAAGACAAGCTGACTTGAGTACTTTAGATGGTATATCTAATTATATTTTAAAAGTAACAATTGGTTCTGATGAGTACCCTGTTACTACACAAACAGAGCTTGAGGCAGTAGCTCAATTATTTAATACACCAAGTAAATCATTTGACGTGGTGTGGAATCATACATTAAAGATAGAAAAAGTAGTATCACCAGAAATTGAAGCTATATTAGGACAAGATAAGTATGCTCAGGTTAATGATGATATATCTGGTGGTTTAGCTATGTCTAGAGCTTTGATAGATGGTATTTCTGACTTAAATGTAGCAGAAGCAGGATTAGTTATTAAAGGTCTTATGGAAGAGATAAATTATGCCAGAAGGCAGGTTACTAGATGGTTGTATAGGGAATATCAACAAATAGCTGAAGCTGTAGGTTTCGATAGTTTTCCAAAAATTAGATGGGATGAGGGAGTGTTACAAGATCTAGTATTATATATGAATACATTATCACAACTTGTTGATCGTCGTATGTTAAGTTATAGAACTGCACTTGAAGCTTTAGGTTTTGATTTTCCAAACGAAAAGAAAAATATGGAGGAAGAGTTTCCAATTGTACAAGATGGTTTATTTGGTATTATTGGTTCACCATGGCAACAATCAAAAAGTCCTCTTGGTGAGGGAGGAGGAACTGTACAGCCAGTACAAAAATCTCCTACTGGAACACCATCATCTGGTAGACCAAAGAGTCAACCAGCAAAAAAGAAAACACCTGAACCAGTCCCGACAGCAAAAACACCTAAACCTAAAAAAGCAACATCTGGTCAAACTATAAGTGATGTGGTTAAAGGAATGAGTAAAGAAGATTTTTTAGATTTTAAGTATGAGTTAGAGAAATTAAGATTAGATAAATAAACTAACTACATAATAAGTAGAGGGTTACCATATAAGAAAAAGACATAGTAGTTTATAAGGAGGATTCAAAGTGGAAAAGAATGATCATATTTATTTAAAAGCTGATATTCAATTACATGATGAAACTAATGAGTTAAAAGAAGCAGCATCTATTATAGAGTTACCCAAAGAAGGAGAAAAACAGATTGATTTACAATATTTTTCCGCTGTTTTTGTGTCGTCTGGGGCTAATTTAAATCATGCTTATTTTCTTCCATCAGAATTAATAAAAGCTGAAGGTACAATTATAAACAAAGCTATGGATGTTGAACATAAGGAAGAGGAGATAGTAGGTCATATTTATAAAAGAGCTTTTATGGATGATAAGGGAGCAGAAATTTCTTTAGATGAATTAGCTTCTATTGAGGAAGCTAGTTTGGATAAGAAGAAGTTTCATGTAGCAATAGCTGGTATTGTTTATAAAAATCGTTTTCCAGATTTAGCAGATGAAGTAGCATCAGGAAAATGGTGTGTTAGTATGGAAGCTTATTTTAATAGTTTTGATGTGAAAATAGGAGATTTAATTATAAGTCGTAAGGAAGCCGAAGCTTTAGGTATAGCTAATGATCCTAATATATTTGGAAGAATTGGTAAGGTACTTAAATCTGGAGTAGAGTTGGCTGTAGGTAAAATTGATAGGGTATTACGTGGTATTACATTTTCTGGTTGTGGTTTTGTAGAGAAACCCGCCAATCCACCATCAGTAGTATTAGAGACGGCTGCAGATAAGGGAGTAAATATGAAAAATAATAACGATATTCTAATTATAGATTATGATAAAATATCAAAGGAAGAAAAAAATAATAATGTAACCTCTAATATTACAGACACATCTATTTCAGAAGAAGCTGAATTACAATACAACGATACCGTTGGAATTTGTGTAAATTATAGAAAAACAGTTTTTGATAGTGCTTCTGAAGATAGAAATAAAATTTTACACACAGATTGGTGCACCCTATATGAAAGAGGATGTACATCTTTCTCTAGGGATGTTACTGATCCTAAGTGTTTGAGGAATCAGGTATCAAAAGCCGCTACTACCGTAGCTAAAAAGCTTTTTGAAGAAAGATCTAAAAAAGATAAAAGAAAGAAATTGTTGGAGGAATTAAAAAAATTGCTTTAAAAGCTGATTGATACGAGTCAGTTTAAACAAACATCGTAAAAGGAGGATTTAATATGTCACAATTAGGACAAGCCCAAGTAGGGCTGTTAAAAAGTACCCCAAAACTTACTAGAATTAATGGTGATGACAATCTCAAAGTTATCTGGAGAAACATGGGTAATAACCATGCATACCCATTTGTGTGGGGAGTAACTGCTACTGTAGCATCTGGTTCTTCAGAGATTACACTTGTTGCTAGTGGAACTAAATTTCATGGATTTGATTTAGTAACTTATGTTAATGTACAAGTAACACCTAACTATGATGCTGGTGATTTTTATGTTACTAAAGACCCCACAGGTGATGGAGATATCAAATTGACGGTTGAAAATGCTGGTGCTAATGATGGTTTATCTACAGTTGATGTTATGTTTATGTTAGGTGTAGATCCAGACATAACTGGTATTTCATGTGGTACTTGGAGTAAAGATAATATTAGAGCTAATTTACCGTAATTAAAAAAAGCTTTTATATCTGGTTTCTAAATATTAATTTAATTATACGTGTATTTTTTGTTTAGGAAAAGGAATTAAATCCAAAATTCCTAAGAATTAGGAACACTTCAGGTTGGTACGTAAATGTATAATTATTTTGTATATTGGAACAAAAATATATAGGAGGTAATGTTTGATGGATGAAAAATTAAAGACTGATGTCGAAGCCGTAGTGGCTAAGATATTTTCTGAAAAGGAAGATGCTGATATTCGTAAACAAACTGAGGTTGCTTTACAGGAGGCGGCAAATACTATTGATGAATTAACCACCTCTCTTGAATCAAGTAATACTGAAGTTTCAGAAGTCAGTGAAGAACTTTCTACAGCCAAAAACACTATCCAAAATCTTGAAACTGAGCTTGAGGCAGCCAGAACCAAGATAGAGGAAGTTAAAACAAAAGCTGATGAATCAGAAAGTGCGTTAGAAGAAATTAAAAAAGACAGGGCCACTGAAATCAGAGTAGCTGAGCTTGAAGAAGCAGGCGTAATTTCTGATAAAGAGGTTCAGTCATCTAAAGTTAGAGAAATGTCTGATGAAGAATTTGCATCTTATAAAAATGAATTAGTTTCTATTAGAGAAGCCGTTATTGCTGAATTATCCAAATCTAACGAGGAAGCTGCTAAAGTTCCAGTAGAGAAAGAGGAAAAGAAAGAAGTGATTGCTGAAGAAGAAACTGCAGAAGAAGAAGTATTAGAGACTGCAGAAGAAGAGTTAGAGAATGCGGAAGAAGAGGTTAAAGTAGTTCCTCCAGCTAAAGTAGATCCTGGCCAAGCTGTTTCAGCAGCACTTAATTTTGAAATTTTTCCTTCAGCTGATATGCAATCTAAGTATCAAAGTATGGGAAAAGCAATGGCTAATTTAATGACGAAGAAAAATGATTAAGGAGGAAGACGGATATGTTTATACCTAGACACTCTGTTATAGAAAACCAATTTTGTGCTTATGAATCTCAAACTAGTGATGCTACTGGAGTTGGTGGTGTGCTTTGTTATGCAGGCTCAGTTTTAAAATTAAATTCTGGTGCTACTAATCAAGAAGCTATTGTATCAAAAATGGCTCATGGAGATACTGGTATTATTCCTTTTGGTTTTTCCATGCAGAAAGTAAAAACTGGATATCATTCAGTACATCCAGCAGGCTTTGTGATGAATGGGGATTTGGGTTCTAGTGATGTTATTGCCCAGCCTTCATACAGTTCTGGTGCTATTAATGGTACCAAAGAAGTACCAGTAGCTGTGGCGCATCTTGGTATTTGGGATACAGTACATTATACAGCAGAAGGTACTGGTGGAGATGCTAGTACAGCTACGACACCTAGCGCTGCTATACTTCCTGGAGCCACATTATATGTCGCAGCGGATGAAGCTAAGGTTACTAATGATGTTAGTAATGGTTCGGATGCCACTGATTATGATGGTGAATATATTACTGGTGTGACTACTACGGTAGCTAGAGTGGTTAAAGGCGCTAGTGTTGCTAAAGCAACTGCTAATATTGCTAATACTACTCTTTATCCAATTAGAATTAAACTTTTGGTATAATTTGAATGAATTTATAATCGGATTAAAGCACAGATAGTGCTTCCGAAACTAACGATAATGAGGAGGAGTTGTTATTATGGATAGACAAGAAATGATGGATCTTTTCAAAGCTACGGCTGAGATTCAGACACAGGAAGGGCTTGCTGCGTACAGAGCTTTTGCTGCAGCTTTGACAACTCCAATTCTGCAGAAAATTGAGCTGGAATCAATTATGCGTCAATTATTTGCGGTTGAGAGGCTTGCGCCTGGTGCACAAGCTGTATATCCAATTGCAGAAGATTTTGAAATTCCAGTATGGGTATTGCCTGGGCTTGGTTATGTTGCTCAGAACTTCATCGAAGGTATTGGTGAAGAGGTTTACGTTCCTACGTTTACCATCGATGCCTCTGCGGATTGGAAGATTACTTATGCGAGAGATTCTCGTATTGATATTCCTCAAAGAGCAGCTGCTAGAGCAGCCAAAGATCTTGCCAATTATGAGGAAGAGTGTGGCTGGCGAGTAATTATGCCTGCGGCTACATCAGCTTTTTCAGGTAAAGGACTGTTAGGATCAAGACCTGCTCCTATTTATGAGATCAATCCTGCTTCTACAGGAGCCGGATATCTTTCTAAAGAACTTATCAATAAAATGATGGTTGGGTTCAAGAGAACTGGTAGAACTCTTACGGATCTTTATGTAGCCCCAGAAGATGCCGCTGATATTCGTGAATGGACGGATACAGACATTGATCCTGTGACTAGAAGAGAAATATTCCAAGCTGCTGGTATGGGAATGATTTGGAATGTTAGCCTCCATGAAGTACAACATCTTGGAGCTACTGGTATGTATAATATTAATGGCAGTACATCAGAATATGGTAAGTTCCTTGCCGATGGTGATGATACCTATAACAATTATACATTGGATAATCCTAATGTAACTTCTGCTGATGGTACAATCAGCACATTAGGTGAGACACAGATTATTGGTTTTGATTTGAGTCTCAATGATTCTTTAGTTATGCCTGTTAGAAAAGATTATGAAGCTCATGATGATCCTACACTGCTTAGAGTTCAAAAACAAGGTTTCTTCGGCTGGGCCGAATTAGGTTTCGCTTGTTTAGATAGTAGAATGATGGGAATAGGTGTAATTGATAGAAGTTTATAAAATAAATTAATCCCACGTCATTTTTAATGGCGTGGGATATCTTTTAGGCAAACATATGTTGAGAAGTTTAGTAGTAATTCTATTTTTAGTTGTATTTACAGAAGCTATTACTGAAATAATAACTAAATCTGAATTATTTAGTCCAATTAGAAAATTCTTTTTTGACAGAAGACAGAATATAATTAGTAAATTTATACACGACCTACTTGATTGTGGGTATTGTGTGTCTGTATGGGTTGGATTATTTTCTGCATGTGTTTTTCTTTTTGTAGATAATATAATATTAAATCTATTTTTTATTGGTATAGTCATTCATAGGTTGTCTAATATATTACACTATTTAATAGATAGAATTAACAGGAACTATGATATAAATTTAGAATAGGAAAAGGGTTGTTAAATAAAACATAAGAGAAGGAGAATGAAAATGGAAGGATACGTATTAAATAAATCCGCTATGTGGTTACATGCTATGAAAAGAGCAATTAAGCCCGGCGGCAAGATACCATTAAGTGAGTTATATAATCAATATGGTAAAAAACATGAATTAACTAAAGGTGATGAGTTTATCAGTTGGCTTAAAACTGTAAAGTTAAGGGATGAGAATAGATGGCAAATTATATTAGGAAAAGAACAGACCCCTGCCGAAGATAAAACCTTACTGAAAGAAGTAAAAGTAGATGTAAATAAAATAGATCCTAAAAACATGTCTATAGAGGAAGTTATTTCTTTATCTGTTAGGAGTGCAAGAGAAATAATACCTAGAGTTACTGATTTAAAACTATTAAAGTATTCTTTAGCAGAAGCTCAACCTAGACCAGGTAAGGATAGTCTTTGTAGAATTTTAAAGAAGAGAGTTACTGAATTAGAAACACAAAGGAGGTAATTATTTTCACCTCCTGTAAAAATAAAGGAGGTACCTACATATGTCAAGAAGTTTATTAGATCAACTTACTCAAATTAGAGGATCTAGTACTTATAGTGACTCAGTTGTTAATGCTACTATATCCGATGTAGCCGAACCAACTGTTTCTGGTACTTTAGAAGAAGATTTAAATATTTTTAGAACCCTAATGAAGGGTTTAAAAGGTACCACTAATTGGTTTGGTGATTTAGGACAATATTTTGATCCCACAGATACAGATGCTGGGAATGCAACCAACAAAGATTTAAATTTAAGTAATATTTCCAGCAATACTGTAGATTCTAAAACAGTAATAGTTGCTGTGTCTGCTGATAATTCAGGTGCCTATTATACTGTTTCAGGAACCGATACAGGAGTGTTACTTTCAACAACTGCCGTTTATGCTACACCTATAGATAGACGTGGTTTACCAATTTTTGCCAGTGTTGTTAATACTGGTAGTTATTGGGACGAAGGTGGTAGTGATAATGTATGTCGTATAGATGTTTTAAATACCATTAATGATGCTCAATTTACCGATGGTACGGATTTAATTTATGCTAAGTTTCATGATGGTGCTGATTTTGCAGGTACTGGCACAGGAACTGATGCGTATATTAGATTTTATAAAAACGGTTCACCGTGTGATTTATCAGGAACTGGTGTAACTTCTGTAAAATTTATATATCCCCTACGTAGGGTTATGTCTGAAATGCAGGAATACGAATGGCTGCGCACAGATTTTGTGGATAGTTGGGAAGGGGATGTTGAATTAATTGAAGACATTGTGAATCTATGGTCATATACTGGTTCTGGAGATAATGTTGATGATGCTAGTGGGTGGACTAATACTGCGGCATATTACGCGCTTCAATCAGATCCAAACAATTTATGGGCGGCGATAGATCTTCTTAATGATGAGATAGGTGATCGTGATTATTTAGAGGAAAATTATATTTCTAGTGGAGAAGATATTGCTGATTCATTAGATAAATTGGACCAAAATCTTAAAGATGTAGCTGATTCTATTGTATGTAGTCCACAGAAATATATTGAACAAATTAGTGGTATTATACCTAAGAATGTTTTACATCCATTACCTTATAGTATTAGTTATACACCATTCTCTACTGTTGGACAGGAAGGTAATAATATGGATGTATATGTTGATGGACAATTGTTAGCTGCAGATACAGGTGTGGCTGGAGTTAATGCTGATAGAGATTATGGAGAAATTACCACATCAGGAATTACGTTTAGATTTAATGTGAGATCAAATAGTAATGTAACTTATATAGTAAGAGCATAACACAACATGCCTGAAGGTTTATCCTTTAGATATGTGTTTTTTAAGATAAGGAAGATAAGGAAGATAAGGAAGAGGAGGAGTTGTGATAGAAGATAAAGAACAAGGAAATAAATTAAGACAGATAGTCATGAAAGCAGAAGAACAAGAGGTAGTGACTAAAGAAGAGGTGGGATTTATAACAACTTTAGTCAATAGGTATAGAGTAGATATTGAAAAAAAGATAAAACAATTACATATGTTAGAAGGACAGATTTCACAATTAAAGATTAATGAACAAATAATAGTGCATTTAATCGAGAACATGATTGCAGCTGCCAATAGAGCAAAAGCGCGACAGGAGACTATTGACAGAATAAGAGGAACTGATCCTCCTGAATCAGAAGTTGTAGAAGTGAATTAAGGAGATAAAATATAAGATATACCAAAGGTATTATAAAAATATGGTTAAGGTATATTGTTTTGAATATTGTTCTGGAAAACCCTGTCACAACGTAGCTGTTTGTATATCTGAACTATGTTTTTGTATAAAAAGAGAGTTACAAAATGATTGTATTAATAAAACAAAAACAAGCTACAAATGTAGTTTTAAACGCAAAACTAATTGGTGAGTTGGATGGGGTAAATAAAGTGTTCAATACACACAGTAATTATAAATTAGGAGAGATTAGTTTGTGTTGTAATGGCCAGACACTACATAGCCCCGAAGATTTTACTGAAATTAATAATAATGAAATAATTTTTAAGTATTTTGCACCTTTATCTGATTATGTTTTGAGAGTAACTTATGAGGAAGCGTAAATATGGC